CGACTTCTTCATCAGAATACTTACGAGAAGTCTTTTCAAACCAGTACTTATCCTTTCTCTTATTGAAAGAGGACACACTAGCACGAGTCTTAGCTCCGTATTTGAAGAAGTCGTATTTGGGATTTGTGAAATGATTTTTTAGTGACAAATAATGTTGATATGTTTCAAAGGGTGTCACGATCATAAAGGAAGTTTTGCTCTTGAAGTTCGTTTCATAAAGTTAAGACGTGTTGCGTCCCACTTAAGTTTCTCTTTTAGAGGTTTTGAAACGAGTTTGGTAATTGAGTCTACCTCAAGTTCATTGATTTCGCAATAGTGTACGATAGCATCAATGTAATTAAATTTTTCTTCAGAGGCAATTTTTTCAATCTCCAAAGCAAATTTGGAAGGAGTTAGAAATTTACTTTCGATTGCCTTCTCTAGTTCTTTATTAGGTTCCATAGAGCTCCAGTTTATCTCTAACAAACTTTCCAATGTACTCGGTAAGAAGTTTGATGTACTTTGATTTGTCTCTTTCTTCATAGACGACGCATTCTCCATTTTCACAAGCCATAATAATTACAAGTTTTTGGACTGATATTCCAGTCAGTTCATACAGCATACAACCATATGCCATGCACTGTACAAAATAATGATCGATCCATTCCCGTGGTTTGGGTTTGGCAGATGTTTTGAAGTCGATTATAGCTAACTCGCCGTCGTATTCAGCGATACAATCTACAGTCCCTGCTACGCCTAATTGTTTGCTGTACAGAGACCCTTCAAGGGCGTAAATATTATTTATAAGATTTAACTTTTCTTTACAGATATTAAAAAGAAATTTAGAAATAGGAGGAACATCTGGTAGTTGTTCATTTTTTATGAAGTATTCAACCAATGTATGCATATCTGTACCACGTCTTGTAGAACGTTTAGTGATACGATCTGCTTCCTCATTACCAACTCTTTTACGCCATTTGACAAAGATTTCCTTATTGAAATGACTGGTCACCGAAGTAATGGAGACCAGTCTAAGGAGTTCTTCTTCATCAGGCACTTTATAATAACGGACCCCATCAATAGTTTCTCTTTCTAGAGATGGAAGATCCACATCAACGTGATTGAACATTAAAATCCAGATTCCATTTTTGCGATAATGTATTCTTTGACAAGTCCAGAACGAACAATGTCATCTACATCAAATTCAATTATATCAAATGATTGCATTTTACGCAAGATGTTCATAAAATCAACAATACCATTTCTCTCATTTGCCTTATTTAAATCAGACTGACGAGAGTCACCACAGAAACAAATCCTAGTATTTTCACCAACACGAGTGATAATACTATCAAGTTCGTGGAAGTTTAGATTTTGAAACTCATCTACAATAACAATAGCATTATCAAGAGTGGTTCCACGTAAGAATGAAGTGGACCAGAACTTGATCGATTCCTGAGACTTCAGGTTACCATACAACATCTCAAAGTCAGCATCACTAGGCATTTGGAACATATACTTGACCATATTCTTATAAGGAATCTGGTAAATATCTGCCTTATCTTCATGAGATCCAGGAAGAAAACCAATCTCTCTAGTAGCAACAAGAGAACGTACAAGGTAGATACGCTCATACGGTGTATTCTCATCTAAAACATCACGAAGTGCGTTGTAGAGGGTTATAAAGGTCTTTCCTGTACCTGCACATCCATATGCAATAATATGCTTGCCTTCATTATAAGAATCAAATAGTCGTTTTTGATTATCTGATAAAGGATCAATATCAACCAAATATTCTCGACTAAGTGGTTTTTTCCGCTTCATCTGCTTGGTTGTAAGACCAACTCCAATGGGTTGTTCTGCAGATGCTCTCTTTCTTCTAGGCATACTAAATCCTTCTTACTCTTGAACCAGGTGCTTTCGATGCTTTGCCAAGTACATCATTCCATCCAGGATTTCTAGCAACTAATTTATCTTTCCACTCACCCACTTCCTGTGCAGAGGCACATCCTTTACTCCAATCTTTATCCCAATCAGGATTGTCCTTGCGCCATTGCTCATAATTTGCAATGGTCATATTCAACTCTTTTTCTTCCCCAGTTTTGCTGTTCTTTACAGGATATGATGGCATAGTATTAACTCCAAGGTATTTTATTTAGATCCACTCAAGTGCTTCTGCACAGGTGGGAAATTGTTCAATAAAGATCTTTTTACAACCTTCTGCAAGATCCATATGCTCTTTCTGAGTACCGTTAGCAGTTCTCAGATTTATGTAATGGATCCACGACCTACATGAGCCCGACATATAGATTTTGGTGGGTGTGGCGAGTGGGAGCACAAAACGAGCACACTCTTTTGCAATCGATGCATCAAGCATCTCTTTGTATAGTTTCATTCCTTCTTCAAAATGTTTTTGCATTTTGATTTGGAATTCTTGATGAGTAAACGCATCAATATCATCAATAGAATTCTGACGATTCTTGGTATCTTGTCTGCGAAGTTCTGGAAGAGGAATTGTATCCGCAAGCATAGAACTATCAGCATACCGTTGAGAAAATTCTTGATATGTGAAAGATCTATGGCGGAGCACTTGAGCTGCCACACCTCTAGTAGTTTCTAATTCAAGAGTCATAAATGCCTGCTCAAACACTGACCAGTGGTTGTGCTTGATGCAGTATCCTAGCAATTTTGCATAATTTGGATTCTCTTGATTGTTAGGGTTTGACACACGAGCAACGTATGCCATCATTTTCTCCGCATCGGGAGTTACACTAATCAGTTTTACACTCATTTAAATCCTTTTGATACTTTTTTCTCTAATACTGCCAATTCTTCCTCAAGATCTCGCAGTTGTTTCTTCATCTCAATCAGTTTTTCTTCTGTATAAAGATGCTCTTGCTTCACTAGTCTGCGAAGCAGTTTCATATACTTTCTTGCCCTATCAGTCGGGATACCCATCGTCATCGTTAAAAACCTCGTCGTAATCGCCGTAATGTGCAGGATCATCGAAATTCTCTCGCTTATCTGTATAAGCATTCGGATCCGAATACACCTCTGCCTTTAACCCATCAACCAAGAGTTCCAAGTTACGGACGATGAGTTTCAATCGTTCTTTGTCCATAATAGTGTGTACACTGTAAGTATTATAGCACAAAAAAAGGGGGAGGTTTCCCCCCCCCGATTTTAAATTAATTTGCTAGTAGAATTTTACAAATTCTTTTACATGTTCCTTGGTCCTCTTCGCATTCGATTAAACAGTCAAAATAGTCATTTACCAAATCCAATTCTTCGTTAGATTTAGAAAGTACATTTTCGATATGTACCCATTCTGCCAATTGATTACGGGAAATGCGATTATGCATTTTCACCTCCATAGATTTTAATACCATAAGAAGGAATTACTTCATAGGCTAGCCTTAATTCTATACTATGTAGACTACTTTGTGTTAATTCACTAACATTTGTTAATTCGTTACTTAAAGACAAAAAAAGAGAGGGTTTATAACCCTCTCTGTAATGTAAGTTAATGAATCACTTAGTATAAGTACGACCACGATAGCAGAATGTACCGTGCGACTCTTTACTTTCTACACAACGAGTATCATACTCAACACCACGATATGAGGTGTGGGTAATCTGTGCGTTGTGAAGTGCAGATGCTTTGTTGATCTGCTGTTTTACTATTTGAAGGGTGTTCATTGTAGTTACTCCTAAAGTAGTTGGATTTTTAGGTCCGTTCCTTTAGTCGTTTGCGTCCCATGGATAGCAATCAGGTGTAGATTCCTTTACGGCTTCTATTAGTTCAATCTTAACTTGGTTGTCAAGATTTTTATTATTCCTCATCCGAAACATAATAGCATCGGCATCAGAACAACTGAGTGATGAATATAAAAGTAATTCAATCATGGGATGAACGGCTCCGTTCCGCGACTTACTTGCGTCCCACTCAAGAGTGGGATGAACGTCAGGTCTTATTATAGACCTTATGCATTATTTAGTCAAGTGTCTCAGTATCAACACAAACATTTTATTTAAAATCCTCACAGACAAAAAAATTGCCGGAAAAATTTACCGACAATTTTGAAATTATTTTTTCTTTTTGATTTTAGGGGGCGGTGCTCCCCATAACTTAGGATTATGTGTGCCCAGACCGTAATCAATACCCTTCAACCCATCACGAAACTTATCCCAGTACATATTAAAAATACTTACTGCTTTTGCACCTCGTGTAAGATCATATCGCACTTGACCATCAACAGTATATGTAACAATATTAGCGTCATTTGGGCAATCCTTTGTTCTCACTTGCTCCAAAGTACCATTATCAATCATAATTTCCACCCCATACTTTTTTTTGGAGTTTTCTTTTTCTGATTGTGTCCAAGAATTCATAGGTTTCTTTTCGTTATCGTTATCGGTATCTGTTGACACCTCTGTGAGTTCCTTTATCATTATGAGCGATTTCCCCAATTAATATCAGGATATGCTTCAGATACAATGTCTTTTGGAATCTTATATTTTGTTTCAAGTTGTTTATCTTTGATTAGACAAACAATCTGTGCTTCCAATGGATGAAGACCAGAGAGAATATTAATAAACATAGTTTCTCTACGAAGGTTACTTAAACCATCGTTGCCACCTTTTACAAAATTATAAAACTTTTGATATTCTTTTCTGAGTGAGGTTTGACCTTGATCTTGAGACCCAAGAGATTTGGATCCAAGTTCACCCATTTTAGATACAGCATCATCAATCTTTTCAGTGAGAGTTCCACGAAACCCATCTTCACCATCAAGTGCTGCATAAGGAACATCACCTGGAGGTAATACAGATTGAACTGTATCATCAAAGTTCCAAATAAAAATTGTTTTTAAGGATGGATGTGCATATTTTTGAAGCACTTCCACTTTCTTTGCTTTACTGCGTTGTTTTCCGCAGAGTTCAAAGATCTCAAAAATAAATGGATTTGCTGGAAGATTGGGAATGGATTGTGGTTCCTTCACAACTTTCAGTGTTGCGGGTTTTTTAGTCCTCGCTGTCGTCGTTTTCTTCGCTGTCGTCATGATAGTTTTCAAAATTAAATGCAATTACCTCATCAGGAATCAAGTTTCCTTGATTATCAAACATTTCGGGGTGAGGTCTAGGTACTTCCCGATAGTTCATCATATATTCTCTAGCAGTCCAACCTCCAATTAGTCCCACTAAAAGAAACAAGATGGTTAAGAATGAACCTAAGACTAAACTTACTGCTAACATTGTTCTTACCTCTGGGAACTAATTTTTCTTCCTTGCCTTTAAGGAAAACTCGAAGTAGATAGTTACTTCCCTATTGAAGAAGGAAACCATCTGATCAAATATAATATGAAATGGTTTTTTCTGCTTCTTCCCCCCGTTAAGAATAAGTTCAACTCCGCGATTCACCTCACGGATGGTAGTTTTATTTATGTCTCGATTAGATAACTTTTTCTTCTCTGAGAAACTGAATGGTGTCACTACATCCTCCCAACTTTTGATCATCACAAAGAACTTGTGGAAAGGTTGAACCATTTCCAAACTTATCATAGAATTCTTCCCGTGTAAAGTCTCTGTCAAGTTTATACTCAACAAATCTCTTACCAGTCATCTCTAGGACTGTCATTATTTTAGTGCAGAAAGGGCAACCTGCCTTTGAATATACTAAAAAATTCATATCAAATTAGTTACACTCAATTATTATAGCATATTTTAAGACGAAGAGTTAATTATACAGTATATCTGACAATAACAATACCATTTCCACCAGGTTGACTATCTGGAGTGGGTGCATATGCTGATCCTCCCCCACCTCCACCAGTTCCATGAACACCAGCTGTGGCAACAATAGGACTCGCGTTGAGACTTGTGTCAGTACCGCCGCCAGCGCCACCACCACCAGGACCAGGTGCTCCTTCAGATCCTGGGCTTCTAATTATACCACCGCCACCTCCACCACCATATAATCCAGTAGGTCCTACAGCAGTTTTCCAATCAGATGGCATTGGGTTAAATGCCGAAAGTGGTGCAGCATATGCAGGATGTGCAGATCCAATTCCACCATCTCCTCCATTTCCATCATTAACTCCATCTTCACCTGCGCCGCCAGCACCACCGCCGCCACCTCCAGCTTCGTTAGATCCTGGAGCTCCTGCTACACCACCCGGATATCCTTGTGATGGAACAGCATTGCTGGTTCCTGCTTCAAAGTTTCCAAGTCCTTTTGAAGTTGCTTGAGTTTGAGATGAACCACCACCAGAACCACCGTTTGATCCTATATTAGGACCAGGATTGCCAGCACATCCTCCCCCTTCTGATCTTATGGATCCAAAAATAGTATGCCCTCCATTGTTACCTGGATAATTTCCACCATCTCCAATAGTAACCGTAACTGGGTTTCCATTTGCAGCAAGAATTCCTGATCTAAGACCTCCTGCTCCACCTCCACCACCACCAACATTTACATTACCACCAGCACCACCACCACCAACTACAAGATACTCCATATCTTGAGTACCACTTGTTACTGTAAGTGCTCCAGAAGTAGTAAATACATGATACTTATACCCATTACCAGGTTGTACACCATCTGCAATATTTCCGCCTGAAGCAACGATGGGAATTGGAGGTGGTGGAATAAATCTATTAGTCTGAGCAACACCTCTCAGTGATAAATCTTTTTCTTTTAAAACACCAAGAAGTTTTCCTGCACTCCTTGCAAGTGATGACTTAAATGGTGACATATATCAAGCCTCCTTATCGCCAGTAATGATAAAGTTTACGTGAGTTGCTGCAACACCGACGAAGTTTCCTGTTCCAACTTGCAGACTTTCACCAGTCGTATCTAATACAAGAGGATATGATGGTTCTAACAATACTGTTTCTCCTGCTGCTACATCAACATCAAAGATTTTATTCGTCATTCCTGGAGTACCACCATTAGGAACGAAGTAAACCTGACCAGTTCCAGTAGCAATACCAGTTCCTGCAGCATGCACAATGACTGATCTAATATAAACTTTCTTAGAAGAAGCACAGGTAATAATGCTCACAGTTGTACCTGCAGCAACCTGCACCACATCACTCAATTTTCCCCTTTCCAGTGCCATGACTTCTCTTTTTAGTTATTTAGTAAATTAACCGCCACCGTATAACCAGGTATCTAATGTTCCATCAATACCTGATAAATTTGATCCATCACCATTAAAAGAGTTGGCAGTTATATTACCAGTAACTGTCAGAGCACCACCAACAGTAGCGTCTCCATCGATTGCTAAACTATCAACTGCAGTTACCGCTGTATCAATAGTGGTTGTGGTTCCGTTTACAGTTAAGTTTCCTTGAACTATAGCATTACCACTGAACGTACCATCAACTGCAGTTACATTTCCTGTTGCAGCAACGTTACCAGTAACATTAGCACCAGTAGAAGTTGCTTGAACTTTTGTATTGCTTCCATCTTTCAGAGCACTAGGATCACCAACTCCAGTTAGTGCCGAACCGTCTCCCTGAAAACTGGTAGCAGTTACAATGCCAGTTACATTTAATCCACCAGGAGCATTCAGACCAAATGGAAGTTCAGGTGCGCCCGTTCCTGCCCTGTTGACTAATTTATCAGCTCTTATTCTGGACATCGATTATCTTATGCCTTTATGAAAGTATTTAGTTGATTATATTAGATCAGTATTTAAGTGGGATAAGAAATAATTACAATACCAGTTCCACCATTTCCACCTGTAACTCCACCAGAATTATAGGTACCGCCTCCACCGCCTCCACCGGTATTAGTATCACCATTTGCAGCAGCAGGTTTGTTTGGATAATCATAGTTGTGATTTCCACCACCACCTAGTCCGCCTTGAGGTTCAGGTGATTGGGTGTCATTTTCATTTCCACCGCCTCCACCACCAGCATAATAAACAGTAGATCCACTGATGCTATATCTAGCACCATTTCCACCGTTTCCACCAATAGTATCACTTGCTCCGTCACTACCTCTAGCACCAGCGCCGCCTCCTCCGCCGCCGCCATTATTACTATTACCACCACCAGGATTACCCCATCCCGAACTTGGAGAAACTACATCAATTCCACCTGGATGACCAGCACTACCAGCACCACCGCCACCAGAACTTGAGTTAGCAGCTGTTTCACCAGCACCACCGCCACCAGAACCACCAGCGCCACCAGCATACTTATTAGTATCACCAGTTCCACCATAACCACCACCAGGTGCAGTTATTGACATTCCAGTAGTCGCACCACCACCTCCTGCTGCATTGTTTGTCCCTGGAGCTCCATCACCAGCAGATCCAATATTAATTGGATAAGATCCAGGAGAAATTGTGAAATTTTCTCTATACTGAAGACAACCTGCGCCGCCACCACCAGAGTTATCTCCGCCGCCACCACCGCCACCACCGACGAGTAAGATTTTTCCTAAAGATGTTGAGTTACTATTAACAGTAAAAGTATCATCACTAGTGAATGTATGAATTGTTTGATTACCAGAAGTAGTCTTAGTTCCACCAGTTGCATCAACACTAGTAGGTGCCGAGTAAAGATATCTAACAATAATAACTCCAGGTCCACCATTACCACCAACAGAAGATTGAGGATGAGTTCCTCCACCACCACCAGAACCAGTATTAGTTGCACCATTCGTTGACGGTGTTGAAGGACCACCTTGCGTCACACCACCAATACCATTTGTTGGAGACTGTGCGTCCCAAACACCATTATTATTTCCTCCGCCACCACCAGCACCATACCACTGATTGGTACCAGTTTCATAATTATTTTGAATACCTGCTCCACCATTACCACCAAGTTGAGTTCCTCTTACATCACCATTTTGACCGACAGCACCAGCACCACCGCCACCGCCGCCTGCACCACTAGCGCCAGTACCACCATTATATCCATAAGTTCCACCCGATCCAGCACCACCAAATGGTGGTTGATCTCCTCTTTCACCACCGCCAGATCCATTTCCGCCAGGAGAATTAGTCTGAGATTCTGAACCACCAGTCAGGTTGGGGCTAGGATATGCATTAATCGCTCCAGCAGAAGCACCAAGACCACCACCATTGGCAACGTAATCAATTCCACCATTTTGAAAACGTGAGGCACCGCCAGAATAAGCTTGGTTGTTTGCTATAGGAGTGCCATCACCATCACTGTTTATACTCCCCCTTCCACCTTGACCAATTTGAATAGCATAATTGACACCGGCAGCAACTTCAACATTTGGAATAACTCTGGCAGCACCAGCACCTCCTCCACCAGCGTTATCACCGCCGCCTCCGCCGCCGCCTCCGACGATTAAGATATCAACAGGTCCACCAGTTTGAACATCGAAAGTATTCGGTGTTAGTGAAGTAAATTTATGTGATCTATAACCACCGTAATCCAGAATTGTTCCACCAGATGCTCGAACACCTCCTCCGCCGCCACCTGTCAAGAAACCAAGACCTCCACCAGAACCTTGCAGTCCCAGAAGAGGTGCTTCCTTTTTATTGAATAAATTAAACATTATATTCTCCTATCAATCGTAGTTGGTTGCAGCACCATAAACTATATAATTATTTGCTGCAGTACCATATTTTTGAAGAGCAAAAGTATAAACATCATAACCAGATGCTCCCGCAGAAGGTGCTGAACCACCTGACCATTTCAATCCACCTGCTGGGGATTGACCATCTATCTGAACTGTTGTAATTTTACCAGCTCCGCCAGGATCAAGTATGACTGTGAAAGAACAAAACTCTTGTTGACTTAATGTTGCATGAACATCAGTAAAGTTGATTGTGAGAGAGGTGCCTGTATCACCAACTGCAAAGGCAATAACGTTTCCATTAAATATTGAATGATTTGTATTACTTGCAAGATTTCCCGAAATAGAATTATATTTTTCAGCAAGTCCACCCTTGAAGATTGCTGTGCCGCCTGATGTGATACGAAGTCTTTCTGCACTGTTTGTTCGGAATACTTGATAATGATTGGAAGTAGGACCGAAATAAGATCCATTGCCATCTAAAGCAAAATTTGCCGATACACCAGAACCCTCATCTATTTGAATAGCGGGACTGCTATTCCCCTTTAGTAAAATACCATCACTAGCACTATTACCTACTGCAACTTCTAATTTTTTAGTAGGAGTAATTGTTCCAATACCAACCGACCCCTCAACATTTAAACTATCGACCGCAGTAACGGCAGTGTCGATGGTGGTTGTAGTACCATTTACAGTCAGGTTGCCGCTGAAAGTAGCATCAGTACCCGTTACAGTTCCAACAGTAATGTTTGGAGTACCAGTAATTCCTTGTGCATTAGTAGCAGTGGTTGCCGTACCAGTTACATTGCCAGTAAGACCATTAGGAAAGTCAGGAGCACCCGTGCCCGATCTATCACGAATACTATCAGCTCTAAGTATCGACATTAACTACGACCAACTTTTAATTATATTTATATGCCTGATGTGTTGATAACTAATTCACAATCAGAACCAAGTATCAAACTCTTAGTAGCAGCAACAACAACTGCTCTACGCTTTGTGGTTACAGTAGAAGTTGTAGAACCAGCAATTGTTGTGTCGGTACTTACATCAAGAACATTCTGAATGGTTATAAATCCAGTGTTAGTAGTCAGTGGACTTTCATCATTGATAGCAGAACTTCCGCTTAACTGAATACCAAATGGGAATGATGGCGGTCCGTTACCTGCTCTGTTAGTAAAGTTATCAGCACGAACTCTACCACCATTGCCAGGAAGAGGAACAGAGTCAGTTCCGATACCTAATACATCAGCAATAAACTCATCACCATCAGCAACAATGAAGTCAGCACCATCTTCTACAGCAAGATCTGAATGGTGAGTATAACCAACATTACTTTCAGCAGCACTAGGCACGTCCATTGTGACTGTGCTGCCAACACTTAGAGTGTTATTTCTATAGAAGATATTACCAAGTACAGGTGTATCATGTATGATGGCAGTTCCTAAACCAATAACACCTGTAATTCTAGAACCATTACCAACAAACTGACCAGCAGTAACGATACCAGTGACGTTTAAGTTTGTAAGTTCTGCGTTGATAGAAGTATTAGTTCCTCTATCTTTAAATCCAATAATCTCAACTACATCACCTGCTTCTGCAGCAACGTCAAGAGTGAATTGTGTAGGGGGATTTTCAGTGAAGTCAGATTGATTGAGTTTAACACCATTCAAATATACTTCAAGGAACCCAGTACTAAACTGTCCTTCAGTAATATTGAATACTGATTGAGTTCCTGATACGTTGAAAGTTTCTTTTAATATCTCACTATTACCACCACCGCCGCCGCCAGCGATACTGATATCAACAGTAGTTCCATCAGCACTAACTGCAAAGGTATTACCAGCACCAACAAAGTTGAGCATCGTAGCGCCAACAGCAATGACGCCATTAGAGGTTTTAATGCCGACTTTACCGACTTCTAAACCTCTATATTCTACCTTTGTGAATGACATTATGGTTTTTTAGATATTTATAAAATGGCACCAACCTGTAGCAATGTATTTAGTTTGTGTCTTGCTAATCAATCCTTTGTGTGGATGAGTAAAATATGCTGGCCAAACATAAAGATCACCAACTCTAGGTTTTATTTTTCTTCTTTGTTGTGGAAAATATGTTTGACCACCATCAGTAACATCATTTAGATATATCATCCACGCCAAAATTCTATTTTTAGATATCTCCAATCCACCATTCTCACAGTGTATTCTATGATATGCTTGGTCAGGATCATACTTCTGAATATTATAATCACTGGTTATCTTATTTGCAGTTATAACATCATAAGAATTATACTTATCATAATATTTAAATATACTTTTTCTTAATGGTTCTTGAATTAAATTTGATACAATATCAAAGTTATCAAAATTCAAACCTATCTGAGAACAATCTTTTTTCTCAAGATCAAAACAGGGTGCCTTATTAGGACACCCCTCAAATTTATTAATTATTCTTTCACAGTCAGATGGTGATATTAATTTAGGATATCTTTCAATAAAATCATAACGAAAAAACATAACTCAACTATTATGAACCCTGATAATAATTATACCACTACCACCATTTCCACCAAAGTAGCTGTAAGAACTTCCATTATTATCTAAACCATTTCCAGAACCGCCACCACCTCTTCCATCAACACCAGGTGAAGTTTGGTTACTAGGATCATAATAAGTATTTCCAGTTTTAGCAGTTCTTGGATTAGATGGTGATGACCTTCCTTCTCCACCAGCATTTCCTCCTCCACCTAAACCACCAGATCCTTGGTAAGTATCGTTAGTAGCAGGAACATTATCAGAAGCACCTCCACCACCAGCGAAGTATCTCCATTCAGGACTATTGGTTGCAATTCCACCACCTTTAGCAGCAGGATGACTAGCACCTAATAAATTTGCAAAATTTGATGGAACTGAAGTTGGCAAGAAAGATGCTGGAACTTGATATCCGTCTCTACCACCTTGATTTTGATTACCCTGACCATAACCAGATGGTGCGTGTCCACCACCACCGCCACCTCTAGCTGGGTAGGCGGTAGAAGAAGTACGACCACTATTTCCAGAACCATTACTTCTAGATATTGCTGGGAGTGATGATTGTGTAGTTTGGACTGCACCACCGCCACCACCACTGTCAGAACCACCGCCGCCACCAGTACCAGCTTCACGACCAGCAAGATCAGCATTACCAGGTCCCGATCCTGCCCCACCACCTCCACCTAAGGCAATCCAAGTACCTGATGGCATGGAAAAACCACTCATATTTGTTTTTGTGGAACTAGGAATATTAACTTCAGAGAAGACAGTATTTCCGCCATTATCACCCTTTGGATTGGGTGAAGGATCTCCTGGTTGTGATAATCCACCACCAGCAACAAAAGTCTTATATGAATTTGCCGTTAGAGTTTGGTTTTCGGCATAAATTACACCACCACCACCTCCGGCACCACAAGCTCCTGCAGCCTTATCAGATCCACCGCCACCTCCACCTGCTACAAGAAGAATATCATAAGTAATGTCTGTTTGTGTAGTAAATGTATCTTCTCCTGCAGAGAATACATGATATGAATAATTTCCAATAGTAAACTGATTCCCACCAGAAAGTGTGGTTATATCAGAAGTAATTTTTGATGTATATTTAACCAGGACAATACCTTTTGCACCAGCGGTATTGGTATAAGGAAGACCAGGTGTTCCTCTATCGCCACCTCCACCTCCAGTATTTTGTACTGCACCAGGTGATGTAGTGTTTGTTGGATCTTGTCCAGCACCACCACCACCAGGTCCACCAAGACCACGCCCATTTGGACCATCTTCACCACCACCGCCTCCACCTCCATAGAGACCAGTAGGACCAACAGCAGTTGACCAAGAAGAAGGCATATATGTAATAGTTGTACTGTTAAAAGATGGTATTGCTTTACCAGCACCACCTGGGGAATTTACATCTGCTCCTCTAGGATCTGCTGGACCTGGCGAATTTGCACCAGCACCACCGCCACCGCCACCAGAACCTCCACCAGCGCCAGCAGCAGGAGCACCATAATTACCACCATAAGCTACATAAGAACCTGGTACAGGTTGAGGAAGTATAGCAGCAGTAGGAAAACCGGGACCACTGCCAGACATACTTCCACCACCGCCGCCACCACAGTTAGCACCAGCAACCTGATCTTGTTGAGCGGTTGGCATACCACCCCAAGCATAATTATTTCTAACTCCTCCACCTCCACCTATGGCAGTTACACCATTAAATGAACTAGAAGCACCTTTATTTCCACAATAATTATAACTTCCACCACTTACAGCACCGCCACCATCACCAACGACAACTGGAATTGTTCCATCAGAAACGGCAATTTCTGTTCCATGAACGACACCTCCGCCGCCACCTCCACCAGCCTGTCCATTAGCACCTGATCCACCACCAGCAACAATTAATACTTCTACATTACCACCGCCAGTAACCACAAAGTTTCCTGGTTGCGTAAATATGTGGTACATCGTACCACTATTCTCCGAAGAATTCCAATGCTTAATGCCACCAGTAGCAACAACAGCACCCCCGCCACCAAATGCTAATCCAGTAGCACCGCCACCAAAACCTGCAAAACCAACGAATGGTTTTTCTTTTTTAAACCAGTTATTTAACATTGTTATTACCTCCTATCAAGCAGCGGATGTTGCGTTAGCGATGATATGATACGTCGGTGTGGAAGCAGTCTTCATAATTGTGAAAGCGTAAATATCAAATCCAGAACCATTCGCAGCAGTCGGCGCAGAACCTCCTATCCAAGACGTTGTAATACCTGTTTGTGCTCCATCAATCCTAAACTCATTCAAACAGTAATGAGAACTTGATTGAACAATGATAGTTGCAGCAGTTACATCACCAACACCCATCTTGGATTCTAAACTAACAGTAGGACTTATCCTAAAGTTTGGTACATAATTGCCAGAAGTTGCAGCATTAAATTCTTGAACGTGCCCATCTGTAAGGTTTAAATTAAATAAACCATTGAGAGCAGCAGTACCATACGCTCCTTCTTCTACCTTAAATCCGTAAGCACTTAATCCAGCACCAACGTTTATATTACCATCAACCTCTAAACTATCTACTGCAGTAACGGCAGTGTCGATAGTGGTTGTAGTACCATTTACAGTCAGGTTGCCACTTAATGTAAGATCAGCACCAGTAGCACCTGATGCTAAACTACCTGCAGTTCCAGAAGTATTACCAGTAACATTACCAGTAAGAGGTCCAGTAAAACTACTAGCAGTTACATTTCCACTAACATTCTGATTTAATTGTGTCGCTGTTACGACGCCTGTAACAGTAATACCGTTCGGAAAATTAACAGCACTTCCACCATCTTTACCAGTAATAGTATTTACATTAATTTGTGACATCGCCTTCAGTCTTTCTTTCTAGTTATTTATCAAATATATTATAAACGTCAGGTATCACAGTTTTACCTTCTCCAATCGTGATAGTAACACTATCATCTACTATAAGCATTGCTTGATTGGTTACAATATGAGCAGCACCAGTAACAGTGTTAGCATCATTAAGTGTCATCGATTCAGTAATAACAACTGTCGATTTATTAAAATTACTATCACCAACCTGTTGAAGTTCCATCAGTTTCTAAATCTTTCTGGAGTATCAAACACATTAAAGAGGTCAGGAATTACTTTCTTACCTTCCTCAATCGTAATCGTAACACTATCATCAACGGTTATCATTGACTCACCAGTCACAATGTTAGCAGCACCAGTTCCAGAGTTTGAGTTGCCAAGAGTAATAGACTCTGAGATTACGACAGTGTTGAGAATAAATGGTGACTTGGTTCCACTTGGATAGTCGATTGCCTCACCTGCTTTGGTTCCACCACCACCTTCAATACTAATGTCTACCTGATCATTATGAACAGCAAAAGTATTACCAGCACCAACAAAGTTGAGGGTGGCAACAGAGGTATGGATACTGGTACCAGAAGAACTGATACCTACAGTACCCAAGTCTCTTGCTAGTTGTCTTGCCTTTGATACAGACATCGTGCTTTCTTATTATTTATCGAGCGTTGGACTGTGCGCCATACAAGTTAAATGTTGGTGCTTCTGCCCAGGCACAGTAGATGAAGTCTCCGGTTAAAGCAATACGAAGTTTAAATCCAGTACTTAAGAAATCATATATTATAGCCTGTCGTTCATCATCAGCCAAATTAGCATCAAGAATATTATTAAGTGGATTAGAAGTATTTCTTTTTGAGTCAAGAATAAACCAATTTCCACCACCACCTGTTATTTGCTTCGCAATCACCAGTGTGGGTCTAAATCCAAGTTCTATGACATTACCATCGGTACTATTATTAGCGGAGAATTTTCCAAATTTCTGTAGTCCGGGGACATCGTGCCACAGATATGCAATATAATTATGTGAGTTTCCATAAGTCCTATAACGATTGCCACTACTGACACTTGCACTACACTTCACACTAAATACAGAGTTTGTTGGGTTGGCGTCAAAAAATGCAGTATACTCACTATTTAAAAATATCTCAGTGCTATCAAGATATCTTGTTGCTGTGGGACTTGATTGATGCCAAACAGCCCAACCTTGAGATGAAGGTGAAAAGTCTCTACTTTTAATAATCATAAATCCAATGTTCTCATTTAATCCATGTGGAATAGTTGCAGTTAAAGTTCCTGTGCCAGATTCTGATGTATAAGATACAATACTAAACCCTTGCTTGGTTCCAACAGATGCACCAGTCGCAGCAATTGATGGGAAGTTGGTTGATGGTGTTACGCCGGAGTCAAGTAGTTCTAAACCGTTTATTTCAATAGAATAAACAAAAAATCCAGTATCTGAATTACCACTTGATACACCATTTGTTCTTGTAAAATCCAAATCGCTGAGTGTTATAGCAGAACCTTCGTAAATAGTTTGATATCCGTCAGTTGAAGCAATGTTTGATCCACCGTTAATATTAAAATTATCGACAGAATTAGTATTAACGCGGATCTTTGTAACTCCTGAAATTGTACTACTCAGTTGCATGGATACAGTATTAGAATTGCTTCCTTTCTCGACTTTACAATAACTGCTAGTATTCCCATTAAAAATATTAGCTGGCACGTAAATATTGTTAGAGTAAACATTACCTGTGCCTTTTGTTACGTCATCACTCCAAACTTGAGATGTATTATAAGTAGCACTATTCAAAGCACCAACACTCATATTAACATCAGAGGCACTTGCATAACCTACATCATCAACATTAAAGGTGTTTTTGTTTCCACCAGCTCTCCAAGTCCATGCTACATAATCATCTCCAATATTATTAACATAATCATAACCTGATGGACCACCTTTAGTTGTGAATCCAGTTTTGTCAAAAGAATTTACCCAACCCCAAGTTTCAATGTTACCTGCACCTTCAGCAGCAGTACTAGAAGAATTAAGTTCTTTCTCTGCACCAGCACCTCTTACAGAATCATAAAGTTGATGTCCTGTTGAAAATGCTTGATTTCTTTGTTTAATCCATACAAAATCTGGTTGATGTTGAGTTTCTATAAACCGTGTTGTTCCACCACTACCACTTGCATCACCACTCCAAATTGTTGCCCCAACAAACTGATCAGGACGTGCAATCACAGTCTCTGGTCTTACATTAGCAGCATTCAGTGGTTGGAAACCATCAGGTGGTGGGAACTTGAAAGGTTTTTGACCGAAGTTTACAGTTGCACCTGCTGTTGCATAAGTACCATACGAATAAGTATACCTACCACCACTCTCTAGTTTATTATTAAGATTATAAATTTGTGCTCCGTTCTTATAAAATCTAATATTATTATTGTCCAAATCTATTGCTATTGACATCACATCACCGACGCTAGATGAAAGTCCAGATCCATATGTATAAAGTGAATTAGTATTATTGTAAGTTAAATCACCCCTAGAATCACTAGGATCAAAAACCCACCCAAAACCTTTATTACCGGCACCACCACCTGGATGAGTTCCATAAAAGTTTGGTGTACTTGATACATCTAGTTGAACAACTCCAAATACGTTCCAACCTTTTACATCTACTGTAAATTCTGCGTAATATTTTCCAGTATTAAAACTAATATTAGCAGGTACTGTATCCCAAGTATTATCTGTATCATATGCTGTCAGATTACCATTACTAAGTCCATGTGTATTAATAAGTGGATTAAAAGTAGGATAACCAGTCTCTTGTCCACGAACTGCATTTATATCAGTTGTGAATGGGTTGAAGGTGGTTGCTGTTGGATTATTTGGATTTGTGTAGGTTGCACCTAAAGTAGTACTGTTAAATGATCCACTATCGGAGCAGTTATCGGAAGTAACTGTGACAATATCAATTTCCGTTCCACCTGTAGTCACCAATACAATACGTGCGATATTTGGGTGGTGGTTATCAGTGGAGCTACCAACTTGATATCTCCAATACTTATGTTCTCCATAATCTCCTCCCCCACCTGTTCCACTTATCAAACCACATCCGCTGGTAGAGAAATTGCCAGTCCAAGCGTCGGACCAATTGCTACCGTCTGCACTATATTGAACGGTATAATTAGCACCTCTAGATCCACCATTATAAACAGAATATGCTTTCATGGTACTAAAACGATAATTCGTACCTGGACCAGTGATTGTTCCAGGAGTTACAGCAGCAGCAGTCGGAGAAGTATTAGACTGACAACACAGAAGTTTTGTGTTTGTTACATTAGTCAGTGCTCTGGTTGGTGGTGTGAAGTTTGATGTGTAAAGTGCGGTTCCTTTGAGAACACGAAGATTGGAAATATTTCCATAATGTAAGTAACTTGTATTATAATACCCACCAAATGCCATATATGTTCCAGTATAGTTATAGGTATCTGATGTTGACATTTCCTCTCTACCATCAACATATAATTTTGTTGTTCCACTATTTCTAACAACAGCCAAATGATACCATTTTCTTGGAATTACTAATCCATTTGTTGGTGGTGATGCTCCTGTAATGGCAGATCCTCCAGCATATAATTGCCATCTATTCACTTGATAACCTAATGCAAGCGTTTGTGTGTAGTTTGTTGATTGAAGTCCACCACTTGTGCTTGATATTTGCCAGATACCCCTATGAGAACTATCGTCTTTAATTATAAAACACTCTACAGTAAAATCACCCGTTCCCATTGTAAAATCACTACTACTCCCAGTAGAACAATAATCACCAGTACCATCAAAATACACAGCACCATCAGTGATTTTAGCAAGTTTAGAACTACCACTCACACCTGATGGAGTATCTGGGAGAATGTCAGGGTTGGTTGATGCAGGTATGAATGACGTATCGAAAGCATATTTCTGAACTGTATATGCTCGGTAATCACAAATATTTGCTCCTATACCTCTAGCCTCTCCATTATTCTTTGCAATTCTTCCAGCATAAGAAGAACTAGTATTAGTTGCTGCGGCATTGGATGCGCCAGCAGCAGTACTAAGTGGTACTTTACTGCCCGTTGGAACTCCATTTAAAAAGAATTGAGCATATCCATCAGCACTCTTTACAAATGCCCAATGATACCACGTATTAAGTGCTATTGTAATAGAACTATCAATAACAATATAAGTACCAGATGTTCCTCTATCAATTTGAACAGCCAGATTTGTAGAACTATTCTGCCTGAACCTAACTCCTATTTCATTAGTCCCATTAGATGTCTGAAACCATGGACCTTGAACATTAACCGCATTTGTATTAATCCACCCCTCAATAGTTCCAGCAACTTCTGGTTGATGCAAAAAAGCAAACGTAGATGTCGTTCCTATTGTATCAATATGATTATTGGTACTTACATTAAAACTACTACCATACCATTGAACTGGGTCACTATCAGCAGCAGGAGAACCAGATGTAGTTACCGCTAAATTTGAACCACTTCCCTTGATATCCGCAGAAATATCATTAGCATTACCCAAGAAAGGAATTGCCATCACAATACTACTTGCATATGGATCTGTTCTTGTACCAGGTCTTGCGGTCCTACCACCACCATCAGTATTCAAGATTGGAAGTGCTCCTGTTGCTTTTTCAAGTGAATTGGAACCACCAAAGTTTACTGGTGTCCAGTTGTTTCCATTACCAGATTTATCTTCTCCAATTGGTGAGTTTCCATCCATTGGGAGGTAGAAACTATTAGTACCAGTAACAAAGTAATTAGGTACTGGATTTGGACTACTTCCACTAACGTCCACACCAGGACTGATATAATATGCTTGAGTATCAGAAAAACCACTGAAGTGATTGATGTTTCCTGAGGCATCAATTAATGGTGCAGTTGGAGTTGTATAACTTGAAACTCCTTGTCCAATATAAATGAATGTATCAATTACTTGTCCATCGATATTATAAGATGTGCCACTTCCTCCCCAGAACCAAAAGTTTTCATTTGCTCCAACACTATCTCCACTAACACCACTAGTTGTGTTTACAACAGCTGAACCATCTAAAAAACCATAAAGTGTACCACCAGTTCGTGATAATGCAACATGATGCCAATTACCATCATTTAAGGATGTTGCACTACTATCTACTCTACCTCCCGGACTTTGCCTAATACCAATTGCACCATTTGCCCGAGTTTCAAAATATACATAACCACCAAACAAATCAATACCAAACTGTTCATTTTCTGAATAAGTTTCAAACTTTACCCACATTCCCATAAAGAAATCTGTGGTGGCAGAGTTAACTGTTGTAACTTTAAATCCACCAGCGTCCAACTCTCTCACTTTTCCACCATAATGTGATGGGTTGCTCATAGGAAGAGTATATCCTGTATCGTTATTTGTTACTGTTCCAAATTCTTCATATGCACTAAATCTTGCTGCTGCTGAATATGGTGCAGGTTGAGTAGTAAGACTTGATGAACCAACATTAAAGTCACCAGTATATTTCTTAGGTCTCCAAGTATTAGTGAGTCCGTCAGTATATCCAAAACTTTCAGGTCCAAGTGCTTGTCCATCTATGAAATAACACTGAGATAATTTAGCGTAAAGATATCTATCTACAGAATTAGCAGGTGTCTGACCAATATAATGAGCACCATTTACATTTATGCCACGATCCCCTGTAAATGAATGACTTAGGTCTAATCGGTTGTTCACATAAATTTTAAGGGTGCTTCCATCATAGGTAGAAAAGAAATGATACCATCCTTGAGGGTCACGTCGTTGTGCTGTTCCATCAGCAGTTATACCACTAGTTGTAAAATAAACGTGATCTGCGCCACTATCCCATCCAATTTCTAACCAGTCAGTATTATTACTAGCGCCATATCCACCAAAGATTACTTGTCTATCTGACCGAGTAAGTGTATCTCTTTTTGTCCAACAACTCCAAGTCCAAGATTGTCTATTGCCAGCACTACTAAAAGTTTTTATTATCCTAGTTTTATTAGATCCATCAAACTTTAAACTACCATCAATAACCTGAGCACCAGATGCCCTATCAGATGTAACTACCTGAGGTAATGCGATTCCCATTTATCTACTCTCAGCTAAAGTTTACAGATGCGCCAGCAAGCAGTTGTGTTCCTGCTGCTCCTACCCTATTTACCGTGAATGAAATCAAATTAATTGATCCGTCTGCACTCGGTAAACTTGGTGTAGAACCTGACGGGAATAAGAAGTAAGTGCTAAATCCAATTGTTGCAGATCCGCTGTTGATAATTCTTACTGTATGACTATCTGCTTCTGTTCCACCAGTACACGTAATTGTACAGATACCAGTTGCTGTCACCTTATGATCTTGTGCTGCGGTGAGGTCTAATGTTACAACTGCTCCTGATGCTACTGATGCTTCTGTTGTAATACCTCCTCCACCACCAATCTCTCCCCACTCTGTGGTGTATCCTTCAAACTTTCCTTCGGTGCTGTTGTATCTGAACATACCAGCAGCAGCACTTCCTGGTCTCTGACCTGTTGTGCCAACGGGAACTACTACTGCGTCAGTGCTTCCAATATCAAGCGATGTTTTTGGTATTGCAGATTTGATACCAACGTTACCACCGTTGGCAATCAGAACTCCACCCGCACCATGAGATTCACCAGAAACAAGTAATGATAGGTAATTATCCTCCTTATCATATTTTATGACAGCGTGTGTATCTGGATCAGTTCCTGTAGAACCAAGTCTAATAAATGTATCAGAACCACTAGGAGTTCCTATTCTAAAAGAGTCTTCTACTCCGTCAGTAAAAACGGATAGTTTTGCAGTTGGATTTGTGGTTCCAATACCAACCGAACCATCAACTGCTAAGCTATCAACAGCAGTAACAGCGGTATCAATAGTTGTTGTGGTTCCTTGAACTGTTAAGTTACCACTAAATGTACCATCAACAGCAGTTACATTTCCAGATGCGGTTACATTTCCTGATGCAGCAACGTTACCAGTAACATTAGCACCAGTAGATACTGCCTGAACTTTTGTATTGCTTCCGTCTTTTAGAGTACTAGCATCAATTCCCGATAACGCTGAACCGTCTCCACTGAAACTCGTTGCGGTTACTACCCCAGTTACATTAATGCCTCCAGCACCAGAGATCGTACCAGTAGCAGGAACAACAGCACCATAGGTAAGTTCGGGTGCGCCCGTGCCCGCTTGATTTACTACCTTATTAGATCTAAGCCTAGACATTAAATTATCCTAGTACCAATTTAAATATATTTATACCGTGAGGTTGTACACGTTAATTACAAAATCAGCAGTTCCACCAAGAATTAAATCAGCATCTCCAGTGATCTGAACCTCTTCATATTTAACGAATGTGATATCGTGTCCTGTCTTAGGTTGAACCGTTGATGTTGTTCCACAACTAAGAACTTTTGGCATACTAATAACTTCTGCTAAGAATGAAGCAGAACCCGTACCTACAGTTTCTTCACCACCACCAATCTGACCAGTCAAAGAATCATTGACAGTTAGATTATCAATCGATGAATCAATAATAGTATTCTGAACTACAGAACTATGAATCAGAACATCAACAACATCACCAGGTATTGCTGCTTCGGCAAGTGTGATTGTAGTAGAATCAGTCTCAGTAAAATCAGAAGGTGATAATCTAACACCGTTAATGAATACATCTACGTATCCAGAATTATAAGAGTTACTTAAGTTGAATACAGTCTGATTAGTAGTGACATTGAATGTCTCCTTATGGATAACACCTGATCCGCCACCACCAGAACCAGAGATAGTGACTTCAATTGTATCGCCAACTTGCTTAATACTGTTTCCAGTACCAACAAAGTTAATAGTTCTGACAGTACCAATACCAACACCACCAGATTGAATAGCAACAACAGGGTCACTATCAACAATAGTAACTGTTCCAACTCTTCCATGAAATGAAGTTACATCACTATTAACTGGTGAAGCAAATCCAATGTGACGTACTTGAATCTCATCACCAAGAGATGGTGCTCCAGTAAATGATAAGATTGTATCATAGACGGAATATGCACGCGCACCTTGATTATCAGTGGCGTGTTGAACAACACCATTGATTGTAACTACAACACTTGCATTATTAGGAACTGTTCTTGACAGAGTGAAATCTGTTGTGGTTCCATCACCAGTAAAGTTATCAAGTTCATTATCAGCAATATCAAACGTTGCTAATGCTTCGGCAGTAATCTGACCCCAGAAAGTTTCTGCTATGGTAGGTGCCGAAGCAAACTCAATGTTACCACCAACATCAATCTTGAAACCTTCAGTAGGTGTTCCTGGAGTAGGATTAGGTTTCTGAATTACACCGTTAACTGAAATCTGTAACTGTGCTGGTCTAGAAATCCTACAGAAGTTTCCATTATCTTTTGTAGGACGGAAGACTTTATTGACTCCATCAAAAGCAACATTCAGAGTATGTGCTGTTCCACCACCAGCAGCAGACAGAGGTACTGCTACATTATTGAATGCATTAGCAGATGATGCTGCTAATCGAATATGATCTCTATCATACTTTATAACAAAGTAAACACCACTATTAGATAACCCACCAACATCAGACCCGCCACCGTTTCCATAAGTTACTCTCTGTCCAGTTACAAATCTATGTTCAAGTAATTTTATTCTATCATTACTTACATCAACAATAGATGCTGTTCCACCATTAAAGGTCTGAGTAAACGACGAAATATCGTCCAACAATCTAAAGTTACTTGCGGTATCTCCAGTAACGTGATAATTACCGATATAAGGCATCGCTTCTATTATATCCTGTTCAAGTATTTATCATAAAAAAAGGAGGGTTGCCCCTCCTGATGTTTATTCTGGTGTGGTTAGAACCCAGGCAGTTGCTGGGTCTGCTTGATAATTACTTTCGTTCCATACGTAATACTTATTTGCTGCTACTTCTTCATCAGTCAGTGTAGGTGCTGCACCAGGAGTTGAGGGTGGTTCCCATTGTGCTGCTGTGGTACTAACTGTCCACGATGCATATGGTTTTGCTGGCATAAAGACATCAGTAGAACCAACTCCAAGAGTTGCTACTCCAGTCGAATACGCATAACCAATGCCTGCATAATTGCCTCTGATAGTACTATTATAAGAAGTTTGTTTCCAGTTAGTAGAAGCACCAAGAAGTTTCTGACAGAAAGCAACACCAATGCTTTCTGTTTCTACACCGTTTGAATCGGATGTGTCATCGTTGCTCACAACAATGACTTGGGTGACAACATTGTTATCATCTAGTTGTGCAAAATGAGCCATCTTTAATAATTGTTTATTTGTTTTATATATTTAGGAAGGATATGCAATGATGATAATACCGGAACCACCAGAACCACCATCGGCTTGAGGAGTTGAGCCTATAACTCCACCCCCACCGGCACCGCCTCCACCAGTGTTTTGAGATCCATGAGATGTTGGTGAATTTCGTGGTGGAGTAGCAAATCCCCTACCACCTCCTGCATATGGTCCACCAGCACCTCCACCCTCACCAGCAGTCTGGGTTGGAGTAGTAGCTCCACTACCTCCGCCACCAGCAACCCAGAATCCCTCACCATTGGGTCCGGGAGCTCCTACGCCAGAAGAGGGATCGTGGAATGTTGATGGCAATTGTATACCTATACCACCATGAGCAATAGTACTGTTGTCATTGGAGGATCCTGTTGCTCCAGCACCACCGGCACCACCGCCACCACCACCTCTACGCCAATCTACTGTTGGGCTTCCACTACCATTTCCACCAGGATATCCATAATTCAGTGTTCCAGCAATATTAGTTTGCCCTGGTTGAGATGCTGTTCCTCCGCGACCGCCATCGGTGCTTCCATTATACAGTTCACCACCTCCACCACCAGATCCAACAGAACCGGGACTATCTGAAGCACCCCCACCACCATCAACACCTCTAGGTCCTTGGTCACCACCACCCCATCCACCACCTAAAGCGGTAATGCCAAGAGGTGCTGGTCCTGGACCCCAATATGAAGGTGTTCCATTTTGTCCGTGATTAGAAGCACCAGGTGTGCTTCCAGGTCCACCACTACCACCAGATCCAATAGTTACTGTTCTTGTTGCTGCTCCACTTATAGGTATTCCTGGATTATATGCTACACCACCAGCACCAGCACCTCCACCAGAATATCGATGAGGTGACTGTCCACCAGCACCACCACCGCCTCCACCAGCAACAAGAACTTCGCAAGTTTCATTAAATGTTCCTGGTGTAACAAAAGTTCCAGAACTAATAAAGGTATGTATGGTCTTACCACCATAGAAACTAATAGCACCACCAGTTGCTTTTGCGGTTGCTGCTATTGATCCTATTTGATATCTAACTACTACAACACCTGAACCACCAGAAGCGCCTGGTTCGCTGGCAGGATATCCTCTTCCACCACCTCCGCCGCCACCAAGACCAGCAGTTCCAGCAGTACGACTATTAGTGGTGGATGGAGACCCATTACCACCACCGCCAGTTCCGCCAGCTCCACCAGGTTCACCTGAGCTTGCCCTCATACCACCACCGCCGCCACCAGCATACGTTACTGGATTTGTTGGTCCATATGCATATACACTATCTAATCCATCACCACCATTACCTCTACCTGGATTTGTTGGACCAGGATTACCAACACCTCCAGCACCACCGCCACCAGCAGAATAGTTATACGATCCGCCTTGACCACCACCATCATTTCCTTGTGATGGCGCAGGATTTGTTGTTCCTATTTCCCTATTTCCAGTTCCTCCAGATCCACTAGCTCCAGCTGCTGTTCCAGCTCCACCTCCAGAACCTCCTGGAGTACCATCAAGTCTCCCATCATGACCACCGAACCCACCACCTTGAGAAGTTATTGTGCTAAAAATTGATAGACCACCATATCCTCCATCATTGCTTCCAGCAGGACCAGTACCACCAGCACCACCACCACCAACAGTAACTGTGTAATTTTGAGCAGCTACTGGTAAACCAGTACCGGTTCTAAATCCACCGGCACCACCTCCACCACCACCAAAACTAGAACCGCCACCACCACCACCAACAACAAGATACTCAACAGTACCACCAAAAGTACCAAGAGAAGTTACATCAAAAGTTCCCGTTGAAGTAAAGACGTGTGCTCTATAAACATCAGTACCATCGGTATAATCACTAATAACACCACCAGTTGCTATTAAACCACCATCTGGTGGTTTAGGTAAGACAGCATCCGTTCCTGTCCCAGAAAATACATCCAGATATGCTGCTATTGGATTATTTTGCGAACGAAGTCCCATCTTATATACTTTTTCTAATTATTTATCAGGTAGAGTATCTAATAATTATAATGCCAGAACCACCAGGTTGACCCGGTACACTTGGATTTCCATTACCGCCACCACCTCCACCGCCGGTATTCACTTGACCAGCAGTTACAGTTCCCAGTGGAGATCCACCTCGTGAGTCACCACCTCCACCTTGACCACCATCAATATTAAATGGATCATTAGATGGTCCACTATCAGACCAAGCAGCACCAGCACCGCCACCAGCAAAGTATCCACTATCTCCATAAGAAGTGGGAAGCCAAGGAATTGTAGGTGATCCTATACCATTACCACCTTTTGAATTATTACCTACTGGCCAATCTCCTTGATTTCCTCCTGGAGTTCCAACAGCACCAGCGCCACCGCCGCCACCACCAGCAAACGGATCATTACCAACTACACTGGTTCCACCCACATTACCGTAAGTAGTTCCTCCAGCAGGAACACTATTTCCAGTTGAAGCACCGCCCGCAGCAGGTCCTGATGGTCCACTTCCGCTGCCGCCACCAGAACCACCAGCATTACCAGCAACAGTATTATTTCTACCAGCACCGCCACCTTTTCCTACGAATGGGAAAGGTCCAGCGCCTGGTGCATCAAATGTAGAGTCATCTCCGTTAACTGCATTTCCACCACTGTTCCAATTTGTTCCACCATTACCACCATCTCCAACAGTGGTCTCATATGTTCCTGGACTAATTAAAAGTGTAGATTTATAGGCGATGCCTCCGGCGCCGCCTCCGCCGCCACCGTATCCACCATTATCTGATCCAGCAGCACCGCCACCACCGCCACCTACAACAAAAACATCAACACCACCAGTTCCGGATCCGACAACAAAGTTTGAGTTTCCTACAGTAGTAAAATAATGATATTTGTATCCATCTCCCGGAGTTGCAGTAGTATCACCACCAGTTGCTTCAAATGATAATGATGCAACATAAGGATTTACAGCATCCTTTCCACTCCTAGAAAAGAAGTCGTGAAAAGCAGCAGAAATATTATTCGACTTTATTCCCATGAGACTTACGAGATATCAGTGTCGCCATTCACCAAGAAATTAACTGCGGAACCAATACCCACACCACCTGCATCTGGTGTTCCAACTTCAACACCAAGAGAGTCGGTAGATGTCAGTGTGATAGGATAATTTGATTCAAAGAATGTTGTTTCATTAGGAGCAACATCAATCCTTAAAATTCTATTTGTAGTTACAGCAATAGAAACTGGATTAGTATCAGGGTTAATGTAGAGCGAAACCCTAGCAGTACCAAGTCCAGTGTTATGCATAATGACACTTCTAATATAGCAAGTACCTGCTACACCAGCATCAGTAGGTGTAACCCCAGCAGTTAAAATACCGACAGTTGCAATGCCAGTCACCGAAGTTATATTTAATACTTTAGTCTTTTGAAGTGCCATCTTATACTTCGTTTTCCTTTATTTATTAGATGAACAGAGAGGAGGTTATATCAAGTGCTCCACCGCCAGATCCAGCAGCAGCAACACCAGTCAACTTAGAACCATCACCATAGAATGCAGTAGCACTCACAATACCTGCATTAGTATACATTGTAATACCAGTCCCAACTAGTACGTTGCCACTAGTTACAGCAGCTCCAACACTAACAAGTTCAACCCAAGCACCTGCGTGAGCAAAGTATGCTTTTCCTTCTGAGTGAACGTGAGCAAAAGCACCATGATAACTTGATGCTAATGGTAAATCAGAAAGATTATTATAAAGGAAGGGAATTGTATTATTAGTTGCAGAAGCAACAATTCTTCCACTAAACGTAGAAACACCCGATACGTTTATATTATCAAGTTCACTATGTCCTACAACATTGACACCCTGTCTGAAAGTACCAATACCTTGAGAATCAACATTGGTTACGTCTTCATAAGTAATCGTTCCACCAACAGAAATGCTACCACTAAAAGCAGCGGTAGCAGCAGAAATAGAACCAGTAGCAGTAACTCCACCAACACCAATGGTATTAGATGTTGTACTACCTTCCGATGTTATAGCATCTAGATTTGGAGTTGATACTGAAGTTAGGTATGTATTAGAATCAACAGAACCATCTGCTTTAAGAAACTGTGATGAAGTTCCTCCAGCAGTAGAGTATCCTACCGCATTCTTAATCGTAGTTCCGCCTACATCAAGACTATCACCAGATTGCAACTCTTGCAACTGGTTCGCACTGGGATTATAAACTAGCGGATATCTATCTGCCATTACATTAGTATAGTCTTTTTATTATTTATGCCTTGTTGAAAGCAATGA